CCTTAAGTTATTTCCCGGAGTTTTTATTAACTCATGGTTGTAAAAAGGAAAACGGTAAGATCAGGTCAGAGGTTTCACATAAAGCCTCACTTGAACTCATGGAACAAGAGATTCAGAGAATTTCTCAGAATCCTGGAACATGGGTCAGTGGAGACTATGATGCAGCAACTGACAATCTCCCAATGTGGGTAACATCCTCTCTGCTGGAGGGAATACTGGAACACATAGATCATCAACCAACAAAAGACTGGGCCCGATATGAAGTCGGTCCCCATGAGGTATCCTACCCCAAGTCTTATAACATTGAAGGAGGAATTCAGACAAGTGGCCAACTAATGGGCTCACTATTGTCTTTCCCTCTTCTTTGTATGGCTAATGATTTCTTGTGTTCTCGACTCGCTAATTTCTCCTCCGGATCATATTTGATCAATGGAGATGATATAGTGGGAAGGACAAGTATGGAGAATATAAACCTCTGGAAGAAGCACTCATCTCGTGTCGGATTATCTCTTTCGGTGGGGAAGAACTTTATTGATTCTGACTTTTGTACTGTGAACAGTCAGCTTTTTTTTCAAAAGCCGTCGACTTGATACAGGAAAAGTAGAATTGATATACCGGGGTGATAAGCAAATCGGTGAATGTTGGAGAGAGTTTCAAAAGTACTATGGTATTAATGATATTTTCTTTCAGCAATTCATCCGAAATAACTTTCACCGGTTAAAGTTATCCCCACAATGTCTCTGGATTCCATCAACACATGGTGGTCTGGGACAGTATTTTGTTCATTCGGAAATAGTTAATCAAAAGTTAGGGAAAAAAGTTTACTTCTGTAGCCTCTTTAAGAGGCTCTTTAGTGAACGTTCTCAAACTTTGAAACTACTCACAGAAAACAAAGTGGATTGTTTGTCTATACCGGTATACTTACCGTCATTAGATAAAAACACTCAACTTTGTAATCGAGCGAATGAAATAGTTTTGGATAAAATTGAGTCATTCTGTCTAACGTTAGATATGAAGGAACAAAAGTTTCTCTCACATAAAGATTTATCATCTTTTGAGAAAAAAGTGTTACCCTCATATTCACATCTGCAGAAGATCATTAATGATCCTACTATTTACTGTCACCACCTACCAAGTCTTGAAGACTTTTCTACGATTGTCAAGTTTGTCCCTTCTTTATTAAAGGAAGAGGCGTCTCGATTTCATCATCAAAGCTTTTTCAATAGCTTTGGTGATTATGTAAACAGTGATGAGAAACCAATTCAGTTTCTTGAATCGAAGTTTTTATATTCATCTTTGTTAAATGAAGAAGAAGAAAACGAGAAAAACCAACTTGTACAATCTAGGAAATCTTGGATGGAATATGTTGACAACGAAAGAGGTCCTCCACCTGAGCCATACGATAACTCAAGTGCAGAACTGGAATTTGCGGAGAGAGAATTGGATGACGATTTAGTTCGTCAAGAAAGGGGATTCGATATATTACTTCGAAATCCAAACAAGGCAGAGAGGTTCATGAATAATGAGAACCTTTCGATAGATCTAAAACATAGCGATTTTAATTTCGCCAGGATCTACGAAAAGGGGACCTTAATCAATGATCTTCAATTACCGAGTTTAGATAAGGATAATATCTTTTCTCCTCTTCTAACCAATTCTCCTCCAGCTTTGGTAAATAATTTGAGTGAGTTACCATCACTCGTCGTGGATTCCGAAAACAAGGATAGATAAGTCTAGTTTACCTTGTAATCCACATATATAATAGGTCGAAACCTTGTCGTCCTTTTCTTGTCC